GCTTTACCTACAAAACCATTCCCACCAAAATACGGGTCATCTGAGAATATTTCCCAACAGTTAGCATTCCAGTTCGTAAAGTTACACCACGCCTTCGTGATGTTGTTCATCACATACTGTTGCTGTTGAGAACCTTCAGCTATTGGCACATTTACAAACAACGCATTGTTTTTTGAGTTGTAGATAATCTGCCAACCGAAATTATCTTGATACGTCCTTGTAGCTTCAGCAAACGCGCCTTGAATCTTGTCAGATAGCGCAATCCTCGGATCAAGCCGTGAGCTTTGAATCGCCGACGCTAGAGGGTACAAACCGTCCAAGGTAAGGATCAGCAGATCGCCTGCATACTTGAACATACAGCGCTTGCCGATAGGCGTGCCGAGCTTCCAAACGCCCATCAGCGCCCACGTCGATGCAGAGGCCGGATCAGTCCCTCGATAGGCAATGATCTCGCCATTGCTAGTGACAAACACCAAATTGTCGTCAGCGCCGTAGCCTGCGTCGATTGTCCATGTGCCAATTGAGACAAGATAGCCGCCAAAACGAGCAACCGAACTCAAGTCGATTTGCTCAGCAACACCCGCTATTGAGGAAGTCGGCAGATACCATGCAACGAGGGTGTTCTTTTGAATGAACCATACCCTGTTCTTGAACAGCGTCACATCGTCAAGCGTTGTGGTAGTCACGCCCGTAATGGCCGGGGATGATGATGCTGTGATTGCAGTCCACGTCGTGCCGTTGTAGAGCAAAGGCGCATCAACGCCATTGGCGCAGTACATGAACGAGCCGCCAGGCGTGGATACGTTGACATACTCCCACCGCGAGTTTGTCAGTCCTGAGACAACTGGAGCGCCTACAGCACCACCTGCTGTTACGTTGTAGATTTTCCCGCCCGCTACTGCGAACAGTTTTTCTGACGCGCCGCCTGAATAGTTAAACAGACTCTCGACTTGCCCCGTGATGCCCGTTGCGAACTGTTGATAGCCACCGCGCAGATTGACGCTCGACACCGCGGGAAACATATTGGTCAACTGCACAGCATCAGTCGCTTCCATGTTGGCGAGCGAATCCCGAGCGTTCCAACCACCAATTGGAGCAGGCAAGGAAGCCACTTGCGCGGCTGTGCCTTGAACCATCATTCGGCGGCGTGCGCTTGTTGCCATCAGTTAGTACCGTAGCCCGAGTCGGGGATATTGTCGTAACCGATCAGGACTGTACCTGGACGCGGTGCGAGCGACAGATTGGCAGACGACATATCGAGAGCTTTAGCAGCCTCAAACTCGGTCATATAGTTACGCATCATCGCTGTGGTATCAAAGCCTTTGGCCTCGAAATACTTCAGCTTTGTTGCGTTGACCATCAACCGATCAGGATAAATGCAAGTGTCGGTGTCGGCAGTAAACGAGTTTTTTACCGTTCCCGTTGAAGATGCAGCCCATCCTTTGCTGCGGTACTCCAAACCGAGATATTCAGCCGTAGACATACCGGGCCATATCTGAAAATACGCACCCAACATACGCCAACGAATACGCGGGCCAGTTGAGATGTAGCCCGACAACAGCCATTCCCATTGCTGAGCATCTTCCGGCCCGAGCATTTCCCAATGCTTGGATTTGTCCCACATAGTGCGCGGGACAAGACTTTCGTAGTCAGAGGGAAGCGAATACTTGATTTTCTGAAAGTAGGCAGTAGCACCTGCGGCGTTTGCAGAGAAGTCCTGATTGACTGTCACTTGCGTACCTGAGTCAACCGAAACGATATAGGTGTTCTGATTGATGCCTGTGCCTTGAACCTGATAGGTAGTGTCCAAGCCCGTAGTGGAGGCCATCGTGATCGTGCGGGCTGCGGTCGTCCAAGTGCCGGTGGTCGTAAGATACTGCGTGTAAAACGAATATTGTTTAGTCAGTTCCCGCCAAGCGTGGCGACGAAGAAACTCGTACCCGTTCGCGTTCATCAACGCGAGTATTTGGATAACGTCTTGGTTTGTATTGCCTGCTACGCTTGTCGGGGTTGCAACGCCAAGCTCGTTAGTTGTTTGCTGAACTAACTCCAACATTGTCGTCGTTGACATCGTTCTTCCTTGGTCTGCCAGGTCGTCGTTGCTCTAATAGCATCGCCATCTGTGCCTTCAGTTCTTCAAGCTGTGCGCGAGTTTCTTCTAACTCGCCACTCGAAACCTTTTGATTCTTGTTCAACAAGTAATTGCGGGCACGTTCGCGCAGTCCTACGCCACCCATGCCGATCCGTTGAAGCTGATTATCGCTTGCAGTTGCTACTTGTTCAACTGTCTGAAACTTGAGAATCTGCAACTCAGCTAGTTGATTGTCGTTCAACTCATCGGGACGATCTTGAAACCAATCTTTCAGCGGCGTGCCGATAACCGGGCCATCACCGCTTTGCATCTGAAAATGCAGCCATTGGCGCGGGAAACGCTCTTTGTGGTCATCCCGCACCGGCTGATCAATTACTGTCGTCTTATCGCCTGGCACTACGATTTTTATGAACGGCTTGCCCTTGTAGGGGTCTTTGTCTGACGTGTAGAACTCGACGTAAAGCTGCGAGTCTGCATTGTTGATATCTGAATCAAGTGCCATTGTTTTCTCCTGTGGGGAAAAATTTATGCAGTAAGAACGGATGCCCAAGTAGTTGCGCTAGTAGCAAACAGAATTACAGTTTTTGCGGTTGCAAGGCTTAAAGTTGATGCAGCAGCATTAATCGTCGATCCTGCTTTCGGGTAGATCGTGATGGTCTGTCCCGAATCATTACGAATGCCAACCATTGCGCCTGCTTCAGTCGGTGGCAAAATCACGCCGGTACTAGCCGATGAAGTCGTTAGCGTGTTCCATACCGCTGACAGTTGCAGAGCGTCAGCAATCGTGCTGCCAACAGCAACGAGGCCAGTAGCGCCATCGCCGCAGATCGAAATCGTTGACAATGCAGAATTGCCTGCACCAAGAACACGTGAGGGGATAGCCATGACTGCTCCTTATTTAGTGCCAACAATGCGTAGATCGCGCTGTGGCAAGTGAAAAAATGGTTCTTGGAATTGCACGTTCTGAAAACCTGCTTCGGTAAACAGCGCACCGATTTCAGCTTTAGAGTAGCACCAATGATGCCGCATCGTATCAGGTTCGGGCAGTCCGAACAATGGTCGCCCAATCAAGTCATCATGCCGATAGCCCGCATTCCACAAAGCAATCACGTTATCAAGGCATGGCATCTCAAGCGATAACTGACCGCCTGGCTTCAGTACCCGCCGCCATTCCAGTAAGGTTTGTTTCACCTTAAGGCGTTCAATATGCTCAAACAAGTGGATAGCGGAAATCTCGTCGGCATGGTCATCCGGCAAATCAAGTTTCGTTACATCCGAGATCATGTCTTGATCTCCAATGCAATCGACGTTGACCCATCCTGGCCAATGCCTGTCACCTGCCCCTAGATTGAGGCGAATAGCGTGTTCCATTGCGCTCCAATCTGTTCGCGGGAATAGTGCATTCGGATGTAGCGTTGGCCTTCTCTGACCAAAGCGTTCAATTCATGCCTGTAAGCCTGGGAGAACTGAATTCCACCATTAACAGGCCCAAGGTAACAAAAGTGTTTGAATTCCTTGTTTATAACAATCTTACTGCCTATTACAAAACATCCCGCCATGATTGCATTGATCAGCCGATTGGGACTTTTGTAGGTTTCCTCGGCATTTGGCAACAAAACAATGTTGCTTTCACGCAATAACTGTTCTTGCGCGGCTGTAGACCACGGCACGCACTCAATCAGATCGTTTGGCCCTGTGCAATACGTCATATCGTACTTCTTGAGCATTGCGTGGTACGGCAATATCTCTTTCAGATTGCTTTGATGCCCAAGCCACAAAAACTTGTTGCCGTCTGCGTGAGGCTGCCCCCTGTTTTCCCATGAATCGGGAATTACTTGGGCATCCCTTTCCGCATAGATGCGAATTCGTCGCGCCATTTCCGCAGTCGGACACACAACTGCATGAGCTTCTCGAGACATTGCTTCATAAAGTTTTCCTAAGTTTGGATGCTTGAAATGGTCGTCGCATATATCGACCACCGTCTTAGCACCCCGAGCATTAATTTGTCTTAAGACTTCAAGATCGTCAGGATGCGGCTTAGCAAACACCGATATATCCGCACCCGTAGCATTGATCCGCGAGTCGTCGTTGCAGTATGCAGAGGGTATCTGCGCCCTCAGTCGGTAGGATGCCATCTCAGCACCACCGCGATGCAGCCAGGTTACGCTGCGAGCTTCCATGCGCTCCTAACCCGCAGGATTTCGGGTATCAGCCCGTCTCCCCGCGCTTCAATCGTAATGTCCGGCATAACAGTAAACACAAGTTGAAACTCGTTTGCTTGCTGCGCCATGGCCATGTTGCTAATGAACTTTTTGCGGTGCGGTGCTTCGCCAACAAATATTTCAATCGTTTGCCCGGCTTTTTCACCCGTAAAGCGTTTCGTTCCATCCTCACGGATTGAGCTGTCATAGCCGTACAGGATAAACTTGCGAAAGCCTAACAGGTAACCGAGATTGATAGCTCTGAGGCCGGAAGTTGTCCCACCGCCTACTGCAAGCCTTTTGCCTATCGCTTGGCATTCAGCATCTTGCGACCATGAGTGCCATAGCAGCACATTTTTGTCGGCAAGCCAATCAAACATCACCGGCGGGCAGCGTGAGGCCACCATATAGACCGTGTGATCGTTCTTTTTCTGAATGCAGTTAGTTCTGTCCCGTGGATCAAGATCGACCCACAAATCAGGCTCTATGCCTTTGTCGCATAGGAAATCGTGTGCGCCTTTGATCGCGCAGATCGTCCTGCCCTGTTCGCGTTGCTGACGTATCTCGTCAAAAAACTCAGGCATGGATGGGCCGCTCCCTACCAACACAAGTGTACCGTCGTGTCGGGCGGGAGCGGGTTGTAGCTCAGGAAGTCCCCGCGCAAGCGCAGAGCGGATGTACTCCGAATTTTCGTCAGGCGTACCTGCTGCCTGCACAGAGATTTCCAGTTTATTCATTAAGTACCTGCGATGCCCGAAGCGATGTGCGGGTAGCCTGCAATACAGGTCACAGCAGTCGCGTTGGAAATCGAAGTGGTAGCTACCAGGCCAAACACCGCGCCACCCGAAACCACGGCGTCATCCAGCACGCCAGCGGTTGCGGTGGTGTAGAGCGGAACGTTCGGGGCAGCATTAGCAGCTAGGTTAACAATCACCTTGCCACCAAGTTGCACCCAACCGTAATAGCCGGAAGCGATTGAGGTCTGAGCGAAACCAATACGCTTGCAAGTTGCTGCGAGCGTGGTGGTCATCATCTGCGCCTTTTGGGTGTCATAGACTGCAACAGCCGCATAGGTGCTGATTTCAGACAAAGCTTGGACGTAAACAGCTTGTCCACCATCGGAGGTATTGACCACAGTACCGGTCGTGAATTGCGAGGTCGAATCCACGTTGGTCAGGGTACAACCCGCCACATTACTTACGCTGAAAGTTGGCATGTTATTTTCTCCTTAAGCAATCAGCACGCCGCAGAACTGCGGGCCGCTGCTAGTCAAGTTACCGGCCCAACCAATCAGCTTAACGATTGCATCTTGGTTGACTGCTTGGCGTTCGCCACCGATAGGAACGAAGTTCCGGTCAGCGTGCGGACGGAACATCAGGTACTTGGTGTTCAGGAAGAACATATGGTTAGCGGTTGCAGATGAACCGATACCACCATCAAGCACCACGTCCGAAGCCATACCTGCGCCAAAGTATTTCAGCGAGGCAAAGCCTGCACCGGCCATCGACGAACCGCTATCGGTAATGCGCTGAATCGACTGAAGCGATTGCAGGTACAAACGATAGTAGTTGTTGTCAGCCACGATCAGATCAGGCTTGTCCGTACCCCGGATCAACTGAACCGCAACGCTGTCCATGTACTGCTGAATGTTGCTTGCAGTAGTAGCAGCACCGCCGTTAGTCACGCCGGAGTAAGACACCGAGCGCCAAAACGTCCAGGTCGCACGATCAATACCGCCGTAAGTACCGGTGGTCGGGCTATCAGGCACAGCAGCGCCCAAGCCGGTCAGGTTCTTACCTGCGTTACCCGTGCCGTCAAGGTACAGGTCGCCGCTGATACGGTTAGCGATCTGAGCCTCGGCAACAGCCATACGGCCATCGAGCAAATCAATTATAGCTTCTTTGCCCGAATTTTGAATCATCTCAAGGCCGCTGATCGAAACTGCCGAAGCGTACTGAGTGATCGAGAACTGCGCCGCAGAGATCGGGCTGTTTTGGGACACGTTCAACACTTCATAGCCGGAATAGCTGTTGGTGTTGTTGGTTGCCGTGTCGTTGTACATAATCTCTTGCAAGATCACGTTACCACCGGAGAAGGTCTTAACGTTTCCGCGTTCCTTCAGTCGGCGCAAGAGGGCGTTGTTGTTTGTTACGTTATCAGCGAGTTCACCAGTCCGGCTTTGAATGTTAGTGGCGATAATGTCGCTGATAGAACTATTGGCGAAAGCCATTATATTCTCCTATCAGATTATTAGAGTCGATCCGCTACGTTGTCGAATTGTTCGGCAAGCATGGATCGGCGATCTTGCGCTTTGGTAGCCGTTGTCGCGCCGGGTGCGGCACTTCTGACACTAACCGCTGCCGCTCTAGCTTTCTTAGCAGCATTATTCGCTGCTACCTTTTGCTGAGTCTCAACTTGAGCTTGTCGGCCCTGCTGAACCTGCTGATAAAGGTTGTCGTCTAGGCGTATTGCTTTTTCATACGCTTCTTCCAATGTAGCCGCCACACCGCTTTGCAGCAGCGAAATCATTGTTGGTCGCGCTTCTTCGAAATGCTCAGCCCGCATGGCAAAATTGTTGATCTCGCCAAGTAGTGACTGATTCTGCACTTGCTCTTGCTCTTCTTTCCAACTCATCACCTCACCACGAACCCGATTGAGTTCTTGCTGCAATGCTGAGATGCTTGGATCGACAGTCGCCTGTTGTTGCAGTTGACTACCATCACCAAAATTCACACCATATTGCTGAGCGAGACGCAAGAAAAGTTGTTGCTTTTGCTGCGGGTCGCTGTAACGCAAAGCATGATCTGCTTCCATTAATGCTTTGACGGCTTTTGGCCCATCAATCCCCAGTCCACGGATCGTGTCCATGTAAGGGTTCATAACCTCTTGGTACTGATCTGCAAACTTAGCTTTTTCCATTAGGGGCTGAACCCCTGCCTTCATCTGTTCCTCGCGCTGCCAGGCATATTCCTTCAGCCTGTCGTCGGCAGATTGCCATGCGTCGTGATAATCCTTCTTCCACGACGCGGGGGGGCGCTTCCACACCGGCTCTTCAGCGGGTTGCTCTGCCTGCTGAACCATCGTTTGTTCGGGTTCACGGGGCGCAAACTTGCCTTCCGTGTCTCGCGGCACATCCTCACGAGGCATCTCGCCTGGCGGGGCATTAACGGCTTGATCAAACTGCTGCTCAAGCATTTCCCTGCGTGTATCTTCAACCGGCACTATTGCGTGTAGATCGCTCATTATCGTTCCCTGTGGGGGTTAGTAAATCTAGCGTCATCACGAAGTCTGCTAAGAATCTTATTCGCTTCGGAATGCGTCATGTTTGACAGTTGCGCCCGCAAGACTTCCCTGCGGTTATCTTTGACAGGAGCAACTTTCGTTTCCATCTTCTCGTTGCCGACTTCGATGCAGCCATGCGCTTGCAGGTGTTCCCTGTGGCGGCTGCGGCTCGTAATCATCGAGCCGTCAACCATTGACTGATACGGCTGAATGTCGGGCATGATGTGATGCACAGCAGTCGGTTGATACTCGCCAACTTCTATTGCCTCGCCATCCACATAAATCCAACGTTTTCTCATAGAAGTAACAGAATTTCCTCGTCGTCAATTTCAACGTGCTGATGCCATATCTGTTCAGCATTCTTAAGATCAGCAATTAATTTATCAAAATTAAGATTACTTGTCAAAATCTGTTGTTTGGTTATGTAATTCAGCGGCTCAACAACTTCGGGGATATCTTCCTTGCCCTCAACAATTCTTTCATACAGGGCGAGAACTTCCCGGCGACGCTCCTCCCGTACCGCCTTTTCCCTTGCAAAGCGGTCTTTCAGCTTGTCGCCGTCATGGGTATCAAGGTCAATCAGCGTGGGAACGTAATCCCACGTTGCCTCATCCCATGTGCCGGTGTCCCATCCCCCGTTCATGTAACGATTTCAACCCCGACAGCTTTGCCGTCCGGCCCGCGAATAATCCGTTTCGGTGCAGACATGACGGAAAGTAGGCTTTCAATCTTGCTTGACGTTTGATCGTGCAAAGCCGCCATATTCTGCTGCATTTTTTCGACGTTTTGCAGCGCCATCTGCACGCCGTTACCTAGCTCAGCGGTCATGCGTTCAGCAGAAGCGGTTGCAGCCTCAACGAGCGGAATATCCACGCCAGGGTTAGCCCCGATCCTTGCCACGGTAACTTTTGTTGCTGCGTCAAGCTCAGTTTTCCACCGGTTGTATTGTTCTTCCATCTCGGCTTTCTGACGGTCAAACTCCAGTTTCTGAGCGTCCATCTGCGCCCGCATCTGCTCGACCTCGACTTCGCGCTGCGTTTTAGCTTGTTCAAGCTGCAACTTTGCTTGATCCATTTGCATCTGTGCTTGCAACTTAGCTTGCTCGATCTGCATCTGTGCTTGCATCTTGGCTTGTTCAAGCTGCCCGTCTGCCTGCATCTTGCCTTGCGCCATTTGCTGCTCAGCTTGCATCTTCATCATTTCAGGATTTGGCTGCGGTTCGACCGGCGGCTTGTTGACTAGCTTATTGATCGACTGATCAATAGCGCCCTCGAGCTGCCTTGCACCCTTAAATGCACCGACTCCAAACTTGAGCAGCTCGCCAATCATCGGGATCATTTCCGGCGCTTGCTGACCTAACGGCAATGCTTCGCGCAGGAATGAGCCAAACGCTTGCAGGAACTCGCCGCGCTCTTGCTTCATCTTTTGTTCGTCAAGCTGCACGAGGGAGTCAGCGGCAACTTCGATACGGAAATTGCGTAACGGCTTGTCTTTCAGCAATGCAAGTGCTTGGGGGATCAACTGCTGATCTTCGGGCTGCATCTGATTTGCCGCTGCAAACATGAGAATAGTTTGCGGTTGGAACTTGGTGCAGATAACTTGCGCTTTCAGTCTGAGCAAGCCGGTCGCAAACAGCGCCACATCCTCTTGCATCGAGCGCAGACGGATGCTCGCGTACTGACCTTTAATCTGCTGTGCAGTAGCCGTCTCGGACGCAAAGGACGATCCACGGATAATGTCCGACAAACCCGTGATTTCGTAGATTTGATTCTTGATCTCAGTCCGCGCTTGGTAGCATTGGATCAGCGTCTGAGCAATCATGTCAATAGGCAAGAAGTCAATCGCGCCCTTTAGACCGCCCTTCTCGCCGAATGCCATCCACGTATCAACCGGCAACAGGGCATTATTCTCGCCCTCGGTCATCAATCGCTGCAAAGCGGGCTGAGAAGCGTCATAGACCCCTCTAACGCGCAAAGCCTTGACCAAACCATCTATCCTATCGGACAGAATATCAAGCTCGTTAGCCTGATCTTGGTACAGCACAAAGTCGGCCACCGGAACGAGGGTGTCGCTCGTCATCGTGGCATACAGCGGCTGCGGGCAGGGGAAAAATCCCTCTAGCTCAAGCGGATCGTCACGTTCATCAATGATGTTCGGCATTGACTTGCTGAACCAATAAACCTTACCCGTCTCTTTGTCCCAATATTCACAAATCTTTGCGCGGGTGTGCTCTTTTGTGCTTTGACCGTACTGCTTGAGGGTATCCGGGCCTGCGTCGTAGGGTATCTTTTCGCCCACTTCATCGCCGAACCGTTCTACCAACGCCTCGCGGGTCATGTATACCCACCGCCAAACAGCCGTTACTTCTTCCCATGTGCGAGCTACTGAATGTCCGAAATCACGCCAATGAACATAATCAATGGGGGCGGTTTCAAACTCAATCTCCTCCATTGGTTCTTGACCGGCTGTAGGGTCGTTCTGCACACCTTCTTCAGGCTCGTCAATATCCTCGGTTACTTCTAATCCATCTTCGGGCATATCAACAGCGTTGACGTGCGGCTCATAGCGCACCCATGCTGTCCCACGCCCACCAAGGAAACGATCCTCGACCGCGTGCTTCATTGTTGCGCGGAAGTCGGGGTAATGCTCAATCTCAAAGTCGAGCGCCCGCTCTATCAGCAGCGAGGCAACCCGTCCCACTTGGTCGTTATCACCGAAACGACGCGACACATCAGCTTTCGGCAGACGCGCATAGACCGCAGGAATCAACGTCTGAACATTGCTCCACAAGATGTTGAACTTGGCAGTTTCGTTTGTGTTCTGACTGCGGTTGTCGTCCCGGTAACGCTTGATGATCTTCTGAGCGCGGGCTTCCCACTTCTTGAAATCACCGTCATATGCTGCGACGTTATGCAGCAGCTTTTGCAAGCCTGTGCTTTGCTCATCCATTATTTGTTACGCTCCGAGATTGCATGAGCTTTAGCGCGAGCATCTTCTTTGCTAGATGCACCCCACGCTTTTAAAGCCAATGCCAATCGAGTTGGACTACCATTTTTTTCCATTGGCCCGGGCATATTTCCCATGCGAGCAAGGAATGAAGCTCTGCGCGGATTGTCGCCAGCCTTAACCGGTGGCTTTAGCGTCCCACCCGTTTCAGCTTTGTACGAAGCTCGCCCCTTGGCATTCAAGCCGCCTTGGGGATTCTTGCCTTCGCTACGAGTCCACGCTGCGCTCATTTTTTCTCCGGCTTTGCAGTCTTTTCTGACTCGCGGAATGCCTTGGCAGTCGGCGCACCGGGGTCGCCGGGCTTACGCATCTTCTCGCCCGAACCGGCTTTGATCCGCTCTTGCTTAGCTAGGATATTGGCGTACAGCCCCGGCTTGTTCATTAGCTGAATATCCCGACAGCCATGACTTCAACGCCTGCTCCGGTAGTGACTTTCCACGCACCGTCTGCGCTCACAGCATTGACCTCGATGTTGTAGACGTTGATGCCAGTACCTGCAAGCGCCGGCAGTACGGTGTGCGTCAGGATGCCCGTTCCCGAACCGTCAACGATAACTACGTTGCCCGTTGCTGCTGTGGTCACAGTACAAATCAACCTATGCAGATAATCGCCTTTAGCGCCCGTAGCGCCCAAGACTTGCGCGGTTTGACCTGCTGCAACGTGCTCATAATAATAGCGATACGGATAAGAAACGCCACTCATATTCGTGCTCCTTTAGGTTTAGCAGTTGCCCACATATCGTTGAGGGTAACTGTGTTTTGCGGGCCTACCATCAAAGGCTTCTCTCTATCCGGCGCTTTGAATACCGGTTCATTCTTCCAACTAATCGCCATCATACGAAATGCGTCGGCAGGGTGGCTAGTCCAATCGTGCCTCGGGGTCTGCCTGAATGCCTTTTTGTCCTCGTCATACTCACGTTGGTATTGCTTCAACGCCTCGATGCCCTCGTAACACTTGTTGTCGAACCAAGTCGTCGGGATCATCTTCCTGACCGCTTGGATGCCGTCCTGTACGCTGAGATCAGGAACGATGCTAAGTGTCCCAAGCCCCAAGTGCTGTGCAAGCTGCTCGATAATGCTTTTTCCTCCGCTTGCAAGGGTCTTAGCCTTTGCATCGTGGGGTAAGTAGTGCTTGCCGTAGCGGTAGCCTCGGTCGGTAATGACTTGGGCAAGTTCCTCAATGTTCGCGCCCGATACCGAGTAAAAGTCGATAACATGGATTTCTCCCCGAACGACCTGATACCACCAAATAGCCGTGTCATCCCGATAGCCCAAGTCCCAGGCGGTATGCACCGGCACAACGGGATCGACTGCGATATTCGTAAAGCGTCCTTGCTCTTCGGCTTCCCTGAGTTCTGTGCCATAAAAAGAACCGAGAATTGAGGCTTCAAACGAAGTCTCCATCTCTTGCAGATACTGATCCTCGGTTAATTGCGCCCTAGCTGCTTTGAGTTCAGAGGGAGGTAGCAGCCCCGACGAAGAGGCGGGCAGGCGTAGCAAGAACCATTCAGCAGGGTTTTGCCTTGCTGTCTCGTAAATGTTCCAAAACTGATTTTTTCCCTTTGGAGTACCACCAAACACGCACCATCCCTGCTTGTCAGAGAGGGCGGGTCTTATGACGTTACCCCATACGCTCGGGCGAAAATCGCCATATTCGTCTAGATATATGCCATCAAAGCCCAAGCCACGCATAGCATCCGCGTTGTCAGCACCGAACAACCGAATCTTCGCCCCGTTCATTAGGGTGATGGTTAACTCAGCCTCGTTGCTGTCTAAGATGATAGGTGCGGCAAAAGTCTTTGCGTAATCCCACACCACAGATTTAGCTTGGGAGCGATATGGAGCAGTGTAGCCAAAAAGAGGAAAAGCTGTCTTACAGGTAGCCGCTGCCCTGATAATGTCGTTGATCGCCGCTACGGTCTTGCCTGCTCGCCGGTGCGCTACGAGACAGCCCCAACGCTGCGTTCTTGCATGGAACGGTAGGAATGCCGGTCGAGGCGCGTAGGGGAGGATTATTTCGGATCGGCCCATCGGATCACCATTTCCTGCGGCCCGCCCTCATTACCTACGTTCTCAGTCCTAGCCAGGTCAGGCACTACCTTTTTCAGCAAAATATCTGCTGCTTTGACCTGCGTGCTAGATAGCTCGATCTCGCCCTCAACGTGCTTCAGGAGGCGATTCATGATCTGACTGGCTTGGATTTTCTCTCTCCAAGTATCAGACAACACAACTTTCCGTTTTCTAGCAGCCATGTCGTTGATTTGTAACAGAAATTGTCAGCATACTTAGTTAATATTTACTATCCATTTGCTTCATGGCTTCAGCCAGTTTCTTGCCCTTGTCGGCCTGGTTAAATTCCTTTGCCACCTTGACCGGCACGCCGACTTTCTTGGCGAACTTGGGGTCATGTGCAGCCGCGGCCATCATGCGGGCTTGGGCGGGAGAGTGGCTAGGCATTATTTGAGGAAACGCAGTTTGTAGAGGGTTGAGTCGATCTGATCCGCGATCTCGTCCACAATGTTCTGAAGCTGACTCTCGCTTGGCAAGTCTTTGCGGATGTCGTCCACGAAGTCTTTTATCTGCGTCAGGTACTTGACCGGATCGGTGGCCAGGTGGAAGTCCTTGGGGTAGCCGGTAATGATGTCATAGCACCCCTGATACGCCTCTGCCCACTTGTCTGCGAGTTCGACAATAGCGTCGTAATACTCACCGAGCGCCATGTGCTGCGAGAAGCTCTTGGTCTGCAAGTGCATGAAGTGCGTGACGGTTGCCGAGTGAAACAGCACACTAACAAACGCCGCCGCCGATTCGTTGTATTTCGACATTTTTCACCCTTTTTCAGCAATTTCATTATGATATTCTGAATTTATCAAAGGGTCAAGCACGTAATTTGACCATTTGAGCAATCATAATTTCGACCGTGTCTTTTACTCCTTGTTTGTCGCGCACGATTGCCCTACACCCCGTCCACTGCAACGCAAACTTTTGTTGATCCTCGGTCTCCTTACCCTTTGGCCCTTTAACTTCAACGAGCCATGTAACGCCCCCAAAAGCCACCAACAGATCGGGAATGCCTCTACCCATCGGGGCGAGGGATAAGACCGCACAGCCGCGCATTTTGAACTCTGTAACGATCTCTTGATGATTCGCATCGACTTTAGCAGCGCGTCTCAATTGGATGCTTTCTCAATAGCTTTAGCTGTCTCGATTTCGGCTATCACTTCCGGGCCAGTCTCAATCGTGATTCGCATATTCTGCACCAACAGCTCCATGCAAATGCCCTCTGAAAGTTCTGTTTTTGTGTAATTGCTTTTTGCTTGCCCAAACTCAAGGAAAACTGTGCAGATTTTATGCAACGCTTTTAACGCTTGAGCTTCCTCTATTTTTGTGAACTGGCACATAATTCCTCCGTCTGTTGTAACAATTCTTGCTCTGTCCCGTATCTTTGCTCGAAAGCCTTGCGCCAGGGGTGGCGGCTCACATATTCCGGCGTATTGCGTCCACTTCTGTGATGGGTGGGACACAGACATATCACAAACATTTCACCTTTGCGCTTGCTGCCACTCAGAACGTGGTGAATATCCCCATCGGATCGCGTTTCGTGAAACAGCCTGCACACAATGCAGCCCAAGTCTCTAACTTTGGCGTGCCATTCTTGCTCAAGTTTTGTCAACGTCTACCCCTAACGCGACCGAAGCATGATTGAGCCAGTCTAGCCATTCACTAAACTTTTCTCGTTCGTATTCGCTAGTTCGTCTGCCTAGCATCACGATGCCCCCATAAAGCCCCGGAGCAAGTCTAGGAGCAATTTCGCCCTCATAGGTAGCTGTGAGTATGTCCTTCCAGTCGTTTTCGTGCAGGAACGTCTTTTGACCGTTTATCAGCCATTCCTTTTGTTTTGCCCAAGCCTTGAGGATTCGCCATTGCGCCGCGTTTTGTTCAACGGTGCGCTTAGCCACCGTTCTTTTCCCGCAGCTTGGCTTCAACGTCTTCCATCAGTTGATGCGACTCAGGTTTTGCCAAGCACTCACACGGATCAGCGCTCACCAAACAATCGTTCTTATCCTCATCCGTCAGCCCAACCCATTCGCGCCGTGGTGGTGGGGTGGTGTAGAGAGGTTCAGAATCAAAATCAAGATCACACCAAGATTCAGCCTCAGCTTTTGTGTCCCAAAAACCAAATTTATCTTTGTCGTTCCAAGATCGCCACGCCACCGGCTCTTGCTCCGGCTTGCGCTGTGGTGCATATTTGTTTTTACCGTCATAAAATCCAGCCATGTAGGCAATAGTCAGGTCATCAGGCTCTTGATCCGGCTTGGGATGTGATGATGCGGTTTCTACAGTAACAACTTTGTATATAAATTTTTCGGGCCATTTACTATTTTGTGCGGTAGCCGCTAACAATGTTTCTTTCAACGCTTGCTCAGCTTCTTCATAACTTTTAAACAAAGTTGCTCTGCCGCGACGCAGTAACATTTCTGAGTCTGTCTCATTTGGATAACCGTAAGACATAGCTTCCGAAGTCTTGTCCTGCGTTGCCTTTGCTTCAATCAGGATGATGTAGCCAACGGTTTTCATTTACGCACCCATACGCGGCACATACGGCCTGACGCGCCTTTCTTTTGTCCTTCGGTGTACGCAAGGTCTAACCGTTCTAGCTCGCTCATGCGCCTAGCAACCGCGTTATGGTCGAGATCAGTCCTGCCGGCAATGTCGTAGATCGTGCCAGGCTGCTCTAGCGCCGCCAAGATGATGCCGTGGTGCTTGGTAGCGAGTTCTGCTGCCTGATCCGCTGCCATGTGGCTTGTGATCGGATCGGTATTGCGTACACGCGGGAACAACAAGTTAGGAAAGAATCGATCAAGCATCATTTTTTTATCCATTCATAGTAAAGGTTGTTTTCATGTGCCCTCACTTCTACTACTTGAAACTCAGCAGAAAAAGCCCTCACGATTGCTGCTGATTCTGGCATAGCTGCTGCCCGTTCCTCTCGCGTCATACCCTGCACGCGCACTACTGTTGCAACTCTTTCCTGCCACGTTATGCGGCCCGTAACCGCAGGCGATACTGGAACATATCCTCGCCCGGTCTTGCCGGTACTCCGATCTTGCGACCGTGTTCCATCGTCAGTTGATCGCTTGTCCACCAGTTCACCACTTTCGGTTCAGGCATCGAAATTTCATCATCGAATCGCTCGCCGTTGAGCCAGCTTGCAGGATGAGGAATGAATTGCTTGTCTCGTCCCTCTGCCGCCCACATCCGCACATGGTCATCAATCGCCTGTAGTGCTTTCTGTTGCTGCTCGGCAGTAAGCCGTGCGAATGCTTTTTGTGCGTCCTTACGCGCTACTTTTTTGGGGTACTTGCTGTAGAAGTCGTCGAACATTTTTTAGCCTCCATTTCACGAATGTCCATTGCTGCATCTGCTACGCCATGCCAATCTTCTTGCCGAATTTTTAAGAATAGATATTCGATCATCACTTCTTTGTCAGTCATTAAGCATGGAATCATTACTTCTTTATTAGTCATTACTACTCCTAGTATCTATCTGCTCTTTGGTGGGCGCATTTAGCCTAGCCTCATGCGCCTTTAATGCTGCTCTTCGGAGCCTGCACATTCGACAGTCTTTCGGTCAGAGGCACTATCTTCGCCACCTCTCTGCGTGCTGTTGCAGACCATAGCCACCAGTAGCACTCTTTCAATCGCAGCCCTGTTGCTCTCATTGCCGACTGCGTTGTAGTCAAAGAAAAACCCATCACGGCTGGGCTTCGAGCTGCGGTGGAAGAGAACGGAAACGGTACAGTCTCGACAACCGAAGCCCATGCGTGATGGGTCTATTGTTCCCGTTCGCGCTTCCACACGCGGCCCGATCTTTCTCTCGGACAAACACACAGTAAACGATTTTTTTTTGTTTGTCAACTACTGCTGCGGGACGATTTCAGCCACCATCTGAGCGACGGGGATGTAATCAGTAGGATTGACCTTCAGACCGTTGTTTGTGAGCACCTGGAGCTTGTACGCGATTCCCTCGGGGATTCTGCCGCGCCTTACCCATTGGCTGACTGCCTGGGTCGTAATGCCCAATGCCTCGGCTAGTTTGCGACGATTGCCAAAGTGCTGCTCTGCTTGTTCTAGTTTCATGTTTATGCTCCCGCTTTCTTAAGCCAAGCAAGAACGTCCTTGCGCCGCCATACGGTGCAAAAGTTACCGAATGGGCGAATGGGTGCGGGAAAACGTCCTGTCCTCACCCAAAGCCAAACCGTCGAGCGTTTAATCGGCAATACAGGCAAAAGGTCGCTGATACGGCAAAGCGGCGGGAGAGTTACTTCGGAGTGAATTACTACGGGTGCGGCTTTAGCCACGGTTGACGCGCGAAGCGTCGTACTTGAGCGTTTCATTTTTAGCCTTTCAGCGGTTGGTTAAAGATAACTTGCAAACAAGCCTAACCTGTGCAAAGCTATCTTGTCAAGCGACATTGATTTAGTTAAGAATACTTTACAATTTTCCTTTCCAACTTTCGTAATTGATCCAAGAACTATGTAACATTTGTCTGCGGTAACCAATTGACATAAACAAGGAGTAACGAAATGAACCTCTGCAAAAATTGCGCTCATTACAAGAAAAACGCCGACAACATTGAAGCAGGCGAATGCACACGCAAGCCGCAGTTCTCGCCTATCAGCGGGCACGTCCTGCCTACGTTCTGCAACCTTGAACGTGCTGCGTGGGGAACGTGCAAACCCGAGGGTGTCCACTTCAAGCCACGCGAATCCATAATGACTGAATCGGAACTAGATCACGAATGGGCGCGGCGCATGAATCGTGGCGAATTTGACCAAGACACTTTTGGTCGCAGACTGGTAGCCGGAACATGAACGGCGATACAGCAGTAGCAATCGGCTTCATCTTACTTTTCTTATTGATCATCACGGGGGTACTAGCATGAACAAATCAGAAAGCATTACCAACCTGGCCACCGCGCTTGCAATGGCGCAGATGAACATTAAAGGCGCAATCAAAGACAGCGCCAATCCATTCTTCAAAAGCAAATACGCTGACCTGTCCTCTGTGGTCGAGGCCATTCGTCCCGCCTTTGGTCAATGCGGACTGAGCTACATTCAGCGAATCGAGCCATCTGACAGAGACGAAGTGCGCGTCGAGACAATCCTGCTGCACGCATCCGGTGAGTGGCTGTCCTGTGGTGTTCTTAACCTGCCGGTCAGCAAGGCAGACGCCCAGGGTTACGGTAGTGCTTTGACTTATGCCCGCAGGTATAGCCTTGCCGCTGCCTGCGGTGTCGCGCCGGAAGACGATGACGGCAATGCAGCCACCAAATCAGCACCCAAGTCGATAGCTGTTTCTGTGTGGGACACCATGCCTGCTGATGAACAAAAATTCTTGTCTGACATAGCGGAGGAAGTCATTACTCAAATTAATTCCAATTACATCGAAAGTGCCAAAAAATTCATTGAGGATCAAAACCTTGATGCTGACGAAAAAACGGCATTGTGGTCACGATTTGATTCCAAACAACGCGCAGCATTAAAGAAAGGTTGATCATGGCTTACATACCGAAACCCGGCAGCTTTACTCTGTTCAAGAATCAAAAGAAAGAAACCGACAATCACCCTGATTACAGGGGAGATGGCCTTGACTTAATGGGTGAGCCAATATGGGTGAGTGCTTGGCTGCGTGAGGGCGCAAAGGGCAAGTTTATGAGCTGCTCAATCCAACACAAAAACAAAGATCAGCCCAAGCCCAAACAAGCCGCAGGCAACATGGCCGACATGGATAACGACATTCCGTTCTGATCAACGGGGGAAAGCTGCGGCAAGTACCCCACCAACCGAGAAAAATTATGGATGTTCAGACCAAAGGATGCACTCGTCTTTTAATGAGCGTAATTGAGCTTGCAATTCTCGACGCTTGCTTGCCACCTGTGCGACGCAACAACTCATTCAAGAAAAAAGTCAATGTCCCTCAAGGTAAGTCTCTTGATGCAGTCATGTTCTTACTGGACGGCGCTAAGAATTACGTCGAAATGGTAGGCATGGACGGGGATCGGTTTAAAGATGAGCTGATCAAGCAAATGTCGAGCGATGTGCCTGGTTACTTTACTAACACAATCAAAGGCGAACAGCGCCGAAACTTTCGTTTTAACTATCGATGGTTTCAACAAAATCCTGCGGGCGGTAAATTTTTAACTGAGGAGGGTGAGGATGAGACTAGCTGACGCAATTAACTGGATGATGACCTACGACGCACTACAGCCTGACCTAATCCCCGTCGATAACTGGAAACCCGAAGACCCAAGCCGATACAACGAAGCAAGGAAAAAGTGCATCGCTTACTTGCGGGAACGTAACCTCTACATTCTTGACGGTCACTTCACTCCCACAAAATCAAGTCACACCGACATAACTGTGCTTTTCAATCGAGTGCGTCAGCAGCATGGCGACAAACTAATACAGGTGGCTAAATGAAAACCCTACTTTGCTTTGCAGTCGTCGCCCTTAGTGGCTGTGCAACGCTTCAACCTACGGCAAGCACTACTGTTCCCGAGGCTGTCTCTAGCCTGCAAGTGGAAAAAGAAGTGCCGCCGCTGTCTAGGCTTGAAGTCATTAACGGCATTGGCGAGTGCGAAAAGGCCGGTATGCGCCCTGTGGTCATCAGCACCAAGCGCAAGGTCAACAATCAGCTAGTGCCTTCTGTAGTGGATGTAACGTGCCTGCCCAAGCTCTGAAGCCTCGCGCCCGTCAAATCATCGCTGCCATGCGTGAAGTTCTAGCCCGCGACATAGAGATGACGGGTTTCAACATAGCCGGAATCTTGAACGAGGACGTTGGAACGATAGGCAGCTATCTCAACAGCATGGCAAAGGATGGGCTTGTGTCCCGCATGGGTCTTAGGCTGCAATACAACGGCAAGACTAGGACAAAGCACATGATGTGGAAACTCAATCACAAACGGATCAGGGAGCTGGAAAAGAATGAATCACAAGTGGAGGTTGTTGGGACACTCGGCGCAATGCTCAAAGTGCCGCGAAATAAAAGAGCCGGGAAACTTTCGGATCACAAAGTTCAAGACTCTGTCTAGTTGGTGCAACAAATGCACGAACAAAAAAAGCCGCGAGTATTACCACGAGTACATGAGCAAAGCTGCGAGGGAGAAAGCATGATCTTTTTCAGCGGCTTGTTTATGGTTGTTTTGTCGTTTGCCGTGTTTGTTATGTTTGTTGATCCAATCAATGACAAACGGGAGTGGCTTGAGGATACCTGCGCGGCTGTGATGATGATGGGACTAGGCATTGCTATCATTGGCGCATTACTTTGGATTGGGAGAATATTGACATGAAAGAATTTTCACGCGTTGACGAAAAATTTGATTCAATAGAAAAAGACGAATTAAACATAAACTTGCGTGACTACTTTGCAGCAAAAGCAATGCAAGGATATATGAACGATTGTTATGACTATGATCCAGTTCAAGTTGCAAAACAAGCCTACAGGCAAGCAGACATAATGATGAAAGTAAGGCAGGAATGAAGGACTACTCAGAAAGCATTTTGGAAGTCGATAGGCTTCGCAAAGAGATACACCACGCGGCACTAGGTAAGCAATGGTGGAAAGCCTCTGCATTGACTACTGATCTACTGGTGGCAGTATCTGAACTGAAAGTAGAATTCCACGAACTTCAAAAGGATCAACATGGAAAATTATCAGCGGTGCAAAGTCTGTGATCTTGCGTTCAAGGACAACGACAAGGTGCTGTGGTGCAAGGTCAAAACTTGTCCCGAAACTGAGCAGCGCCTAATGACTGAGCAGCAGTACCGGTGGATTATGAAGAAAAAAGTAGACGCTCATCAGTTCGACGCTTGACGAGTCCGGGCAAGACTTTGCCCCCTGCCTTGGTGAACTTCATAAACTCAGCCGCAGCCGCTTCATAATCCCGGCGCAGCACCTTTTGACGGAGGGTGCTGCGCTGTAGTGTTCCCAGGCCAAGATTGAAAGCAAAGCTGACGAGAGCATCAAATTTACTTTGGGCAAGCTCGCCGCAATATTGGGTAACGCCGCGCTCAAATCGAGCCAAATCGTTTGCAAGAATTGCATCAACTTCCCCTTTGCTCCACACCCGATTGTCGTCAGGATGTAAGTCTACTTTCAGCCGATCAGCCATTGTCAGCTTGGCGTGGTCGGGATACATGACGTGCCCGATACCGATAGTCCATAGGTTAGCCGGGCAGCGGTAAGGCTTGTATCTCACGCCCTCATGGTGTGCAATCATCTTGATGCACAGCGGCGAGACTTTCATTTCTTGAAAGCCTGGCCGCCGAAGTAGAAAGCAATGATGCTGCTGAAGATGATCTGTGAATCATCGTCCCACAGGTTATTGAGCGCCACGTCAAACGCCACGCCCGTCTTGAAGGCGTACAGGAAGCCGAATACATCCACGAACACTAGCAGCAGGAACATCCCGTAGGCGATGCCAGGACGCACCATAGCGCGTGCGTTGACCACCCATAAGCTTGCACCCCTTGCGCTCTCGGTATCGTGCTGTAGCAGCGCCACCTTCTCTGTGACGGCTATCTGCTGAGACTGAACGACTAGCTCCTCAGTCCGGCTCTGCGCCTGAACCTTGATCTGTTCGGTCTTAATTTCCTCAATCTGCTTCTCAAGCTCGAAACCGGCTTTCTTTAGCTCCAATTCGCGTTCGATCTGCATTTGCGCCAAGGCGATCTCGTGTTTCTTGTCGGATCGGTCTTGGAAGAACGACAGGATAGACGGCAACCCGCCCATCAAAAACGAAATTGAACTTGAGATCAAAGATAGCATTTCAGCCCCTAGAAGTTATGGCAACGTACAACAACACCGCACCAATTAACACAAAAATTACAATGCCCGCCACGGAAAGCACCTGTTCTAGTTCTTCACGTTTCCTAGTAGCACGATCTCGCTCTAACCTAGCCTTGCGGATTTTCTCTCTAGCAGCGTCGTCTTGCTCGCCGCTGATCCTGTTTCGTTCCTTGCACAATTCTTCGTATAACGCCATCTCGCCTTTAAGCGAAAACAGGTCACGCAATTCCTGCTCAAACTCTTTCGCCTGCTTGCGTTGCATGACAATGGTGAATGCCTGAGACAGCACAGATTCTTGCGCTGCTGCCTCTTTTGGATCGTCAGGCTTTGCTGCTGCCTTTGCCGCTTCGACTTGCTTAGCGGCTTTTTCAATCTGACCTTGCGCCGTAAAAAACTTGGACAGTTCACCGTAGCAATCACGGATTTCCTTGCCCATGTTGATCGCCTCTTTGACAAAGGCGACCGAAGTCTTAGCTACTGCAAACGCTGCTCCAATAGTAACGGGGTCGATCATTTTGCATAAATCCTCGCTCTTTCTTCCATTAACTTAACGCGAACTTGCAAATCGTGAATGTCTTTGTAAATTTCTTCTTTCAGCCTATGCCGCGCTTCAGCAGACAATGGGCTGTCCGTAGGCGTACCGGATGGCGTAATCAAAGCAGGCATAGAGCCTTCGATCTTAGTCAGACGAGTAGAGAACTCCGAGACTTGTCCAAGTAGCCAGGCTAGTGCAGCCACCACTATCGGGATGATCGCTTTGAGAACGTCTTGCCAGTTCATGCTTTAGTTACCAAGTGCAGCAATAGAAGAATGATTGAACCGGCACACGCAATGCCTATCGACTCTATGCGCTTAATGCGAAGAATCGTCTCTTTCCACCGTTCCGCGCACACAGCTTCATGCGTCATAAACTTTGCTTCAAGATCATTCTCCATAAACCATCTCCATAATGTCATCAATGGATTCTTGCACTTCCCAAGAATTGCCATTCATTCCAAACGCGACGACAATTTTTGTGCCGTCCTCTTGCGTGTTTTCAAAGAATGACATCATTGCCTCGGTGTTAAGGATCAAGCCTTCACCGATACGTCCCTTGGTAGCGTTGGTCAGACGGATCAGCTTCATGCTTGCACCCACGAAGTTGTAGCTTCATCCCACGAATATTGCTTGTCGTCCGTAGGCATAGGTACAGGCGCACCCCAAAGGCAAGTGTCCTCATTCAGCAGCCAAGACGGAT